GTTTATTGCACCGCGACAACAGGGTAGACGTCGACCCATTGCTGGGCAAACGTCACCCTATCGCGCTCTGTATACCAACTAGCGGACATTCCTCGCTTTTCCAGACACCTGTCTGTATCGCGGACGATGCCGAATGGACACGGTTTGGCCCCGACTGCCTCGAGAGCATTTGATTGCTTAGAGAACCAGTTGAGGAGCTTATACCAGCCATTGTGTGCGAACTTCGTTCGGAGGGGCCTAACGGTCCAGACACGCAACTGCAGAGACTGCGTTGCTTGTTTGGTTCGCCGTTTGGGCTGAGGTTGACCGGGCACGTTGAATCGGAAACTGGGAACGTTTAGTTCCTCATGCTCCGACTGTGGGATGGGTCCATAAATGCGACCCATCTCAGCAGCTATAAAGTTCGCTGCTCGAACATAACCATGCATGTATAAAGAATTAGCATAACTAACCCAAGACACATACACACTAGGGTGCCGATGATTTCGCCAACGCGTTCTTATCCGCACTGGAGTTACGTCAACGCCATTGTAGGCGTCAACGCCACACGACTCTCTGAAGAGTCCTGTGTAACACGACTTGCTCTCATTGACTTTTAAGCCAATAGAGCTTAACGCGGTGATCGCCTGTGAGACTTTCGTCCGTGGCACGATCACATCATCACCATATACATGGCACTCTTTGACACCGGCTGATCTTAGCCGGGCCCAGATAGTTAACGCCAACACGGGAAAGCATAACGCTGATCCCATGGGCGCGAACTTCTGTAGCATTAACAGTGTTCCATCGGGCAACACTGTTCCATTCGATCGACACGACAACATGGGCGTGCGCACCTTTTCAGGAAACACACGTGTCACATAATCGAGGCTGACACGATCGCTGGCTTCACTCAAGTCGAGTGTAGCCCACTCTCGTGAGGCTGACCCTTCAAGGGCCAACCTTCCGTTAACTGTTTGATCCCTGAACCGCACAGCACCCTTTGTTAGGGAGTGCCGCTCGATCCAGTCGTACAGTTTCGCTCGAATACCCTGTTGAATCCATTGAAACTCCTTGGGTTCACAGGATATAACTCGCGGCCCTCGACTGTCCTTAGGGACAGTTAGCAAACGAGCATACAGCTCGTCGTTCTTCGAGGCCGTGAAGTCCCTTAAGCTTTCCGCAAGGTGCGAGAAGCTCGCCACGAAATAATCGTAGCTATAGATATTACTAAGTCGTTCGGGGAACGATGACCAATCATACTTGAACCCGCCAGTAGCTTTATCAGCTACCGATCCGGGCCCATGAGTTGGCGTAATATCTGCGAGATCAACGTGTCTGAAAAGCCGCTCCATAAGAGCTGCATCAGAATCCACGCTGCAATCAACGGGCGCAAGACCCTTATCCACTTCGACAAATTTGTCGATGTGGGTT